TTTTAAAAGCACTAAAGAACGCACTACCAATTAACACAAAATAAATGTGTGTGCAAAAGTTGTGAATATCATTTAGTTTAGTACCTTTGAATCTCACAATAAAAAACAAACCAAAACATGAGCAACGAACTAAAAGTAATTCCACTTGTACAACCTGAGCAACTATCCTTAGTTGAAAATAACACACTTACTGCTAAACAGCTACAACACCTACTAAAGCACACACCACCGCAATACATACACACACGACCTGCAAAGGGTGGTGGAGTATGGGAATATGTATCAGGGGGTTATGTGCGTAAAGTGCTAAATCTTATGTTTGGCTGGAATTGGTCGTTTGAGATTATAGACGAAAAAATACTGCATGGCGAAGTAGTTGTAAAAGGTAAGCTAACTTGCACAAGTAACGGTGTATCTATTGTAAAGATGCAATTCGGCAATAAAGATATTATTTACAAAAAACTACAGCAAGGCGAAACGGAGAGAGTGCCGCTATCAATCGGTAACGACTTAAAAGCAGCAGCTACAGACGCACTCAAAAAATGCGCAGCAGAAATAGGGATAGCAGCCGACATCTACAACAAGCAAGATTTTAAAGCGGTAAATGTTGATGTATCGGAAAATACGCTACAAGATGTACAGGAACTTTACGACCTCAAAAAAGATGCACTAACAGCAGATGAACAAGCGCACATAGAACGTATAATTACAGCTAACGAAACCAAATCATTTAACAAAGTAATAAACCAACTGAAATCAAAATGAGCATTATAACAAACCAAAGCCGCATCGGAAATTTTACTAGCAGTGAAATACATAAGCTACTAAGTAGAGATAAGAAGGGCAACGGATTAGGCAAACCTGCATTAACGTACATAGAAGATAAAAACATTGAGCGTGAAATGGGTATTTCGTTAGGTGTAGAGTCAAGCGGTAGACCTATCGATTGGGGCAAACACTGTGAACAATTTGCCTTTGATAACATTTCACTTGCCTATACAATCACATCAGATGTGACAGTGGTACACCCTGAATATTCCTTTTGGGTAGGTAGTGCAGATGGGTACAATGCCGATACTGTTTTTGACCTTAAATGTCCTATGACACGCAAATCATTTTTCGGGTTGGTAGCAGGTGAAAACATCTATAGTATGCGTGATGGATTTAAACGCAATACAGCCCAATACAGCGCACATACTGACGCAGATAAGTACTACTGGCAATTAGTAAGTAATGCCGCTATTTTGGGCAAAAAATACGCTGAATTAATAGTTTATATGCCTTACCAATCGGAACTACAGGTAATCAAAGAAGCTGCAAAAGATTTCTACAATTGGATACATTATGCAGCAGATATTGAACTACCATATTTACCCGATGATGGTAAGTTCAAAAACATAAATATAATGCGTTTTGAAGTTCCACAATCCGATATTGACCTACTAACCGAATGTGTAACCGAAGCAGCTAAACTACTTATACAGCCATGAAAATAACCGCAAAATACATAGAGGAACAGTTTTGGTTAGAGCGAAAGTACAAAGGGGTGCTAACAGTTGAAAAGATAGAAAAGGTTATTTGTAGACATTTTGGGGTGAGTATTGAACAGGTGAAGAGTAGTACTAGGCTTTACAATATAACCGAATGTAGGCACTTAATATGGTACTATGCAAGGAATACAGGAATGACATTACAAGCTATTACCACTATGTACAATAAAAAAGACCACACATCAGTAATACATGCGATAAACAAGATTAACAACCTGCTACAGAATGATGAACAAATGAAGTATAATGTAGCAGCAATTAATACACAATTAAATTTACAGAAATGACCACAAACAACCAATCAGAACTAAAAGGATTAGCTAAAGATTTACGTAGGTTACTATACCTCAATCAAGCGCAAACGTTCACAATTCAGTCAATATTAGAAAACCCAATTTGCCAACCGATACTGAAAGACATAATCAAAAAACAGGTAAATGCAATGAATTATGTGCGCAATGAGATTAAGAGTAGGGATAAAGCAGATACATGGCAACTAATACAGAATGAACTAGATAGCGACCGTATGCACGATATTGCCCTACACATTGACTTTATCGCAGACATTTCCAATCTTGCAGAAATAACCGACATACTTCAGGAACATTATAACGAACATATTATCGTCTTTCTCTCTGCTTACTTTGCAAAATATCCGTTGATACATGGCAACAATATGCAAGCCCTGTTTGGATGGACATTGATTACGGTGATACATTAAATGCAAGGGCTGGTCGTGATGAACGTGACGAAAAACACATTTGCCCACTACAATTACCAACTATAGAACGTGCTACTATCCTATGGAGCAATGAAGGTGATACATGTTATACTCCGTTCGGTGGTATTGGGTCAGAGCCTTTTAAGTGGTTGGAACTAAAAAGGAAAGTAATTGCTGGTGAATTAAAGCAGTCTTACTTTGATGAAATGGTAAAAACTGTGAAAAGTGTAGAACTAAAAAACAAACAAACAACAACACTATTTTAAATGGAGAATAACAGATACCGCCTAAAAGAAGATAAGATACTTGGCAAGATTAAGGTAGCAAGTAAGGGAGATGTGGTAACGGTAATATCTATGCATGAAGGTGCAGACGGTTTATTTTGCAAAGTAAGCAGAGAGAAAGACGATAATATGTTTATAATAGCAACAAAACATTTAACACCAATTATTTAACCGCCAAATGGCACAAAACAAACAATATGAGTTACACAATACAGGGTAAAGTACATTCACTCGGAATAGAAACGAGCAGACCAGCAAATAACGGTAAAGTATATAAAAGTAGGGATTTGATTATTCAAATAGATGAAAATGTAAACGGTACAGTATATCTCAACTATCCTAAATTTACAGGCAAAACAGACAAGATTTTGCAGCAGATGAATAGTTTACAGGTAGGGTCAAATGTAACGCTACATTTCAACATAAAGGGCTTTAACGGTGAACGTGGTAATTTTACATCTTTGGAAGTTTGGAAAATCGACAACCTATAATATGTACAGATACTACATAGGAATTGATTGCGGTGTTAACACTGGGATTTCCCTTTATGATAGAGAACATAAAAAATTACTAATTGTTGATACTGAATCTATACACACTGTATTAAATTATGTACATGCTGCATATAGGAACTATCAAAACGAAATTTTAGTAGTTGTTGAAGATGCGAGGCAGGTACAATTTAACACTGATAAAATGAAAGCGCAAGGGGCTGGCAGCATTAAACGTGACGCTAAAATATGGGCTGATTTCTTAGAGGATTATAAGATACCGCACTTAATGGTTCGACCTAAAAAAGCCATTACAAAGCTGTCAGCAGAACGATTTAAAGAGATAACAGGATGGAGCGAGCGCACTAATAATCATGGTAGGGATGCGGCTATGTTGGTTTGGGGTGCTACATATACACCACAACAGGTACTACTAGCAATGGAGAAATTGAAAGGCGCAAAGGCTAAGGTAAAGATAAAAAATAACGCCTTAACGTCATAGATTTTTTGTTTATTTCGCTGATTATCGGTAATTTTGAGGAATAATATTCAGAGGTAAGAGTCTGAGTAATCAAAACATTTTTAAGCCCAACGGGGCTGTCGGTCGGCTACACCTTTTAAGTAAGTGATGCCACTCTTACCCGACAATCCCGTTGGGTATTTTTATTTTTATGACGGTTTACAACGCCTTACTAATTGACATTACCCCACATCTTTACGGTTCATTCCTTTGCACATTTTGCATAAAGCGTGATAAATTCCATTTACCTATACCTAGTAAAATGGCTGCTACATTAAGTACAGGCGAATATTATAACCTTGACTTTGATATAATGACAAATGTATTGTCTGGTGTGGGCAATAACTTTTCATTCAATTTCATTAACCCTACAAAAGATAACAGCCATGATTAAAGAATATTTTAGCCACGATTACGACCCTATTTCAGACATTAAAATGATGGTAATGGTATCTGAATGGGGTGGTCTAGGGTATGGGTTTTATTGGCGTATAGTAGAACTTTTGCACAAATCAGAAGATAATACTTTTGAATTTACACCTTTAAACACTCTAGCAATTGCTAAGCAAATGAAAGTGGATGCTAAGCAAATTACAGCATTTGTTGACGATTGTGTAAATGTTTTTGAGTTGTTTAAACGTGAAAATAATAAGGTGTTTTGTGATCGTGTTTTTAGGAATATTGGTAAAAGAAAAGAAATATCAGAAGTCCGCAAAGCCGCTGGTAGCAAGGGCGGAGCAGCAAAAGCTAAGCAAAGTGTAGCAATTGCTAAGCAAAACATAGCAAAGGAAAAGAAAGTAAAGGAAATAAAAGAAAAAGAAAAGAAAGATATTATTATTGCCGATGCTAACGCATCTGAAAACTATAAAAAGTTTTTTCAGTGGGGATATACAGACCAAAAGGCAATACGTGTTTTTTCAATGGAGCAACCTTTAACGCCTGATGAATTTGATAAACTGCTAATAGATTTTAATAAAGATGATGTTTTTGAAGTGATACTGTCAATGGAAAACTACAAAGACCTTTTAAAGAAAAACCTATCAGCAAATCTAACTATCCGCAATTGGTTATCACGTAAACACAACAAACAATGATTTCAAAATACTCAGAAGACCAAATAAAGCAGCGCGCAAGTATAGCCGAAGTAGTAGAGGATTATATCAAGCTAAAAAAATCGGGTGCAGACTATGAGGCGTGTTGTCCGTTCCACGATGAAAAAACACCATCTTTTAAAGTTCATACCGCTAAACAAATATTTAAATGTTTCGGGTGCGGAACAAGCGGTGATAGTGTAGCGTTCGTAATGAAGCACCAGCAAAAAACATACCGCGAAGCATTGGAAATACTAGCAAAACGGTACAACATTGCAATAGAATATGACACGCCACAACAAAAACGTGAGTATAAACGCCCACAGCAGCCAAAATTTGCCTTATCTAGTGCCGCCCTTACCTATCTATCCTCTCGGAAAATATCGCCCGAAATTTGCCAACAATTTAAAGTATCAACTACAATCGAGTGGATGCCAAAAGCTAAGGCAGAGGTTGAGTGTATCTGCTTTAACTATTTTCGAGGTGGTGAACTGATTAATATAAAGTACCGAGCAAAGGATAAAGATTTTAAACTTTCCAAAGATGCGGAGTTGATATTTTACAATTTGGATAGCCTGAAAAATTCAAAGTATGCGGTAATTGTTGAGGGTGAAATTGATGCTTTAAGCGTATCGCAATCGGGATTTAAAAAGGGCATTGTATCAGTACCTAATGGAGCGAATGTAACAGGTGCAATGAAGTTAGAATACCTAGATAACTGCTATGCTGAATTTACCAGTATAGAGCAAATAGTTATTTTTACCGATAATGATGAGGCTGGTAAGCGTTTACGTGATGAATTAGGTAGAAGGTTAGGCTATGAAAGATGCTTTATGGTTACTGACTATAAAGGCTGCAAAGATGCTAATGAGATACTTGTTAAGCATGGTAATGATGCGGTACTAAATGCGATTACATCTGCTATTGAATTTCCGATTGAGGGTATAGTTAACGTTGATGACATTTACAAAGATGTACATAGCTTCTATGTTAACGGTTATCCTAACGGCTTTAAATCAGGCATACCGAATTTTGATGACCTATTACAGTTTATGTTAGGGCAATTCACTATAATTACAGGCACACCGAGTTCAGGTAAAAGTGAATTTACTGATTACATTATGACTGAATTGGCACGTAATCACGATTGGAGATTTGCAGTATGTAGCTTTGAAAACCAGCCGTCAAGTTTACATGTAACGAAACTTATGGAAAAATGTATCGGAAAATCATTTGCTAAAAGGTATGATGAAAATGATAGAATAAGCCCCGATGAATTTGAAAACTCTATAAATTTTGTAGCTGAACATTTTAATTTTATTAACATAAATACAGTTGATGTAACGATTGATGGAATACTTGAAAAGTGTGCAGAATTAGTGTTAAGGCGTGGCATAAGAGGTATATTAATTGACCCATGGAATTACATAGAATACAAGGCGCAAAACGGACAAACGGAAACAAAATATACAAGTGATGCACTTACTAAGATAAAGGCATTTTGTATAAGGTATAGCGTACATTTATTTCTAATTGCACACCCTACCAAGATGCCAAAGGTTAACGGAAAATATGAGATACCAAACCTTTACAGCATATCAGGTAGCGCACATTTTTACAACAAAACAGACAACGGAATAGTGGTGTACAGAGATACTGAAACGGTACAAATATATGTGCAAAAGGTACGTTATTCATGGTTAGGAAAAATAGGTATGGCGGAATTTAAGTATAACATTGATAGGCGAAAATATGATGCAATAGGTGAGCCTGACCCATTTATGAAGCAGATACCCGATAACCCACAAGCAGGTATAAAACAAATAGTAAAATTTCAAGATATTCCATTTTAAAACAAACAACATGCGACAAATTAGAATAACAAAACAAGAGCGTGAAAATGTGCTAAACAAGTACGGTTGTACGTGTGCATATTGCGGTAATCCGATTACCAACGATACAATGTATTTAGACGCTATTCCAGATAGTATTAACCCATCATGTAGGCGATGTAAAAGGCGTAAACAGGGCAAAACTATTGAACAGTTTAGATTCCACATAAAAGCAGAACACAACCGATTACAGTATAAAAATAGCAAGTACAGTTTATGTAGGGATTTTAAATTAGTAGCAGATGTAACTAATGAAGTATTATTTAACTTTGAAAAATATAAAACAAAATGACACACGTAACAAAAGAAACAGCAGTTTTGCTGAAAGGAAAAGGGTTTGATTTGCCATGTTTAGCATGGTATATTGTAGATGATGATATTATGAGGTCTACAACTGATTTTGAAGAGGATTCAAACGGTAGGATTCCAAACGCATTTACAGCACCTGAATTATATAAAGTACCAATTTGGCTAAGAGAAACAAAGGGGGTGCATGTGGATGTTAGTCCATCTGTTGAGCGTAATAAATGGGTGTCATTTATTTATGTTATAGAAGATGGGAGAACTGTTATGGTTGAAAAAGCCGCAATCGCATTATCGCACGACCTAGCCCTAGAAGCAGGCATTATTCACGCACTAAAACATTATGTAAAATGACAAACAACGAACTGATAACGGAACTGCTTAAGTATGATGGGTTTGATTATAAAATTGATGAATTAGGGAACTACTTATTTAACATAGCAAGTAAAGACACAAGGGAATATGACTGTTGGTTTGAGCCTATGGGAATGAATTATTACCTGAGTGACATGAACATACTGCACAGGATAGCGGTAAAGGTTGTAGATGAAGCTAAAGAAATGCTGCATAAATCAGATGATGTGTTATGGGATTTGGCAGAAGTTAGGGGAGATGTTATATCTGCCATGTTTACCAGTCCCAACCCACAAGGCGAACACATACAACTAGCAACAGCTATAGTTAACGCTATACGCTATATCAGCGCAAATAAGGCGCAATAATCACTTTTATGTATGTAGATAAGCAAAGCCCCCAAATCGTTGAAATTTGGGGGCTTAAATTTAATTAGTGGGGTTACTTACTTTTATACTCTCTAATTGCTTTATCCAAAAACTTCTGCACACTACCAAAACCCTTTACAATTATAGCCTTATCAGTCGGGTACATTGTTAATCCTACGTGCTTTTTAATTTCCTTTACAACCTTTGGCGGTTTGCGTTTATCCTTTGCGGCTTTAATTTTGCCTTTGCGTATCTTATTTAAGATGATACCCCATGCGTATTCTTTATCCTCAAAGTCATCACTAATATTCATATCAGGATAAACCTTTTTTACCTTCATTTCGTTACTTTCTTTGGGTCGTGCCATTTTAAAAGTTTTGTATTAGTGCCGCAAGTAGCAGCATGATTAGGAATGTTATTAGCCCTTTATATTTTGTTAGCATATCTGTATTTTTTTTCCAAAAAACCGTGAGGGGGGGGGGTAAGCCTATTCAGCTATTGGCAAGTTAAGTAAATCGGATAGGGGGATGTAGTGGGTGACTTCAAAAAATTCACGCCTATTGTGCGATTGTATTGTGCCGTCTAAATGGTTAATAGTTATCCTATTTACTACTATTTGCTTTTTGTCGATATTGCCAGCTAATACTGGTTCGTCGGGTAAATTATCCCTGTCAATCGGTAGCCATTTCGGGGTGGGTGGGGTTGGTTCGTGTAGGTATGATTTGTCTAGGTGTTTTAGTTGGTCGTAAGTGTCTGTAATGCAGTTTGTAATATTACTTGCTACCTTACTCCAAAAATCCCATCCTTGATGGGTATTCCCCCAAATAAAACCATCAAAAATAACATCTTCTAAGTCTTTAAAATCTCTATTGTTGCAATTTTTTTTGTTTGGTTTATTCTCCATAATCTTAGCCCTAATAATCGGGCATGGGTGGCTTGATACTATTTGTTCTAGTGTAATCAGTTGGTCAGACTGGCAATGATTGACATTCACATTGTATCTGTTCCATCGCTCAGGTATCTTGGCAAATTTACTAGTTGTTTTGTTGTGCTAATCACATTACCAAAATAAATGTTTATAGATTCTTTAAAATAGTTTTGTAGTTATCGGAAAGTTGTATAACTTTGTGGAGTATTTAAAACAAACCGAAACGATATGAACACTCAAACTAACATGCAGATTGCACAAACAATTTTAACTCAATTAGGCGGTAACAAATTTATCGCTATGACAGGTAGTAAAAACTTTGGAGCTGGTGAAAACTATCTAAGTATGAAGTTGACACGCAACAAGATAAAAGCGCAATATCTTACTATCACGCTTAACTCAATGGATACTTACGATATGTGTTTTTTTAGTGTAGATAAAGAATTTAACAGGACTACAAAGGCAAGTATAGAAGGTGTTTATTGCGATATGCTACAAGATATATTTACTCAACATACAGGGCTATACACTCACCTTTAATCATTACCACAGGGCGCAGCATCTTACACTGCATTAACTTAAAAAAAACTAAATACAATGAACACAGCATCTTTTATAAACAGAACAAAAGTAGAAATATACAAATCGGGAGATAACAAAGTAGTGATTATGAAAGCTACTAAAGAGGGTACTAATAGAGTGTTTTTTTACCCTGAAACAATAGACGGCAAGCGTATTAACGCTACTATGCACGCTCGAAAATATGACGCTATTTCATTGGGTAAAATGTACTTGAAAAAAATATCTACAGAAGTTCAAAAATCCCATCCTTGATGGGTATTCCCCCAAATAAAACCATCAAAAATAACATCTTC